GCGTTTGTTAATGCCCCAGGATGATCCATCCATCTAATGTATTGTGAATTATTATTAATCACGTCTACATAGTAGTTAGAAGTGCCATCTGCTTTTTTAGCATCTGACCCCTGTGACATGAAAGCGAATGATTCTAAAACAGTTCCAGCTGTTCCAGAAAATAATCCGTTTTCGTCAATAACAGCAACATGAAGTTCGTCACCATATGTGGTGGCGCGCCCTAAGCTTATGGCATAATCAGAAGTGCCAGGAGCAGCATCAAAAGAACTTTGATACGTGTAACCTGTCCAACTAGATATGCCTTCAGTGACAATAGAAACCTTTAAAGAATTTCCAAGAACTCCTGCGTATTTGGCTGCCCAATTACCACTAGTTCCTTGTCCTGTGCTATAGCTATTTTCATATATACTATCATTTTTTATTAAAAGTCCGTTACCGTCAGACGTGGCGTTTTCAGCCGATGTCTGAGCAACACGAACCACTTTCAGAGCGTTGCCGTATTTTAAAAATGCAGCAGCAGTTAGAAAGTATTTTGCAGTATTGGTGTCCGGTGTTCCGAATTTGTCAGCTAGATCTTTTTCAGATGTAACACTAACAACTTCTTCAATAGGTCCCCAATTTAAAGCACCTGCGAATCCACCTATACTGGTTGATACCGCTGGTATTACGTTCGTCGCGTCAATTTCCTTGACCTGAACGCCTGGTGATACTTGAAATGCCATCGCTTTACCCTCTCAATGAGTTAGTTTATATTAAGTTCCCATAATACGTTAAGAAACACACCTGTGTTTCATTCATACTTATATTTATAACATCTAAAATCCTAAGAATTACCATCTATTAGTAGTAGAAGTATCTTCTTCGAACCAAACGTTACCCTCGTCGTCTTTTATTGGTGCATCAGGACTGCCATTTTGTATAAAACCGAATGGAACGACATCGTCCTGTATTGCTTTTAACTGTTCTTTGTATAACATATTTTTCATGTCAATATCAGTTAAGCCCATGAATACATCTGTTGTTGTAAACCAGGCAAACAGTACCAAATTCATCATCAAATCGTCATGATTTGTTAGAGATGCTTCATATGAGGTTCCTTTCGCAACGAAAGTGCTCATTTCTACTATAGTATTAGCATCTACTATGTGTAATTTCTTTTGTTCTATTAAATCTTTAATGCTAGAACAACCTATTCGTTTAACTCTACGCGTCATAGTAGCACCAATTGCTCCTTTTTTAACCGTAGATTCAACAAACATGTTCTCGTATTCTAAATCATAGTACAATCCATTACATACAACCACTCCTTGGTCGTTAGATTCTACTATAACATATGCTTCGTTATATAGATTTGCGTATTTATATATTAAATCTGGGTACAATAGAGGAGAAATTTGGTTATCTCTAAATACTGCAACCTGTTTAAACGGATTTACTGATACATCTATCACAGTAAATGTAGAATAATCTTGTCCTCTGCCTCTTGCAACGTCAACCGTCATAATATATTCATGATCGGCCAAAGGTTGTTCATATATGTATAAGTTTTCTATTGCAGATAGTGGTTCTTCTGGCATCTGTGCTAACAATTCATTAGCGTTAATAAGTGTATTACCTCGGCCATGAAATGTATTACCAAACTCTTGATCAAACTGAAGCTCTGATGTATTCGCAATTGTCATTGCCTTCCATTTTTCATCTCTTCCAGGAACGTCCCACCAATCAACTCTAAATGCTTTAAAATCGTTCTTTTTCTGTAGAGCTCCTTCCCAAAGCTTATGAAATATATTACCAATTCCGTTTGCAGTAGAAGTTATTAAAATCTTAGTATCGGTACCAGATGATATGACCGGATAGGTTGATGTATAGAACTGAGCATCATTTTCTACGAATGCAAACTCATCTAAGAATAATAAATTAACTGATAAACCCCTGATTGAAGATCCGGAGGTTGCAGAAGCTATTATTCTAGAATTATTACTAAATTCAATATTTCCTTTGTTTAAAGACCTCGTTCCAGGCTGTAAAAAGAAAGGAATATGTTCCAACGCTAAAGTTAAACGAGCTAGCATCTCTCTTGCAACAGCACCTTTATTGGCTAATATCGCAATTGTTTTTTCCGGATGAAATAACGCGTACCATAATAGAAACACAACACAACATATGGATTTACCACTTTGTCTACATGCTAAGTTAATAGAAAATCTGTTATTCTGAAAATGATGAAACATTTTCTGTTGATAAGGATATAACTCAAACGGTATTAAACCATCATCTAAGCTAATGACCTTTACATATTTACTTGCGAAATATGCAGGATCCGCCATGCATTTTTTGTATTCTTTAACTTCTTCAACGGTAAATCCGGATTCTACACCATCTCTTTTAACGTTTGAATTACCTAAATAACCAAATTCGGTATTTTTAATTCTCTGCATCGATCTCAATTACTCTGCCGTCTGGCTTATCTGATAACATTCTTTGGAGATCAGTTGTGCTTCCGACAAATACATTATTATTTGTAATTCGCTTCTCTTGTTCGTTTTTTTCTTTATTTAATTCTTTTTTTGTTTTCTGTAAAGCCATAAGCTTATCAGTAACATCACCTATATTCTTAATAGAATTACTTAATACTTCGAATGCTCTTGGGTGTTCCGACTCTCTTGCAAGCTCAGCCATAACATCAAGAGATCTTACTCCTGTATGAATAAGGTCTTTATATGTTTCTCTTGAAAATTCGTAGTCATCCTTTATATCTTTCTCATCTTTTATATGAGCTTTAGCTAAAGGAGTTGTATTCTTACTAGGCAAATTCTTTGCGAGACTGTCTTCTAATTTTTTCTTTTTATCAATCATATTATGATGTACTATATGCAGCCACAATGGCTGTTGCGCCAGATGTGTTGCCGGTCAATGTTTCGCCTATAGCCAAATATCCTGTTGGTACTGCCATTGTTAATGTGGCACCCGTTATTACGTTTAAATTATTATAATCAAGTACTATATTGCTTATTTCGCCGGTGGTACCTGATTGAGAAGCTGTAAAATCTTCTTGTTGAGTAAATGTTCCGTTAGGAGCAGCTACTGTTACTATGAAATTGTCTGGAACCTTTAAATAATCTGTTGATGTGGTTATCTTATATTGTCCGCTACTTGGAGTCGCGCTTGATCCAACTTGTGTATCTGAAGATTTAGCAGTTCTTGGTGTAACCTCAACGTTAAGTCCTTCATAGAAATTGGCAGTATTTTCTTTATCAAAGAAATCTACATTAACTTCTTTAATAACTCCAGTACTTCCAGTAGGACCGTAAAATTTCATCTTCATTACAAATTCTAATGTATATGTAAGCACTCTACGTGAAGCATAATCTCCTTCGTATTCATCTGCTATCGCAACACTTTGCAATACTATTGGAACATCTTGTTTATATCCAGCCCAATCTGAAGAATCGATTGGCTTAATCGTTACTGTGTATTCAGGTTGAAAGTATGGCATAATCTGTTCGATGATTTGTAATCCATCATCTTGGTTTTTAGCCATTATATTTAATTGCATACCAACATTATAAGAAGTGAACACATCTATTGTATTTCTCTTATTAGCTACAGAAGATGGAGCTTCTATTTTAGTAAGTTTTGCCATCTTTTGAGTAGTATCTACATCTAAAGAGGTTATTTCAAATGACATACGAGGCAACTTAATTGCCATTCTTGAATCTGAACCAGTCTTAGAATCAATACGACTTAAAAACTTTTGCTTAGGACCATATGCTAATGGTACTTTAATTTGATTTAGTACCCCGCCAGTTCCGTTTAGTCTGATAACATTAATATTATTAAACAGAGTACCAAAAATGGCTACTGATTTTCTTAATGTTGCGTGATAAAAGTGTTTTCCAAACATTAGTAACTATCCGAAGGATCTCCAAATGGGTTAATTTCAGTGAAATCCATAAATCCGTCTGCGCCTACTTCGAATGCAGATGCACCAACATCTCCTTCAGTAGGATCATAGAATGAACTATTATCACCTATATCATAAACTTTTGTAACAGTAACAGTTACTGCATTTTGTCCGCCGCTTCTTGCGGCTGAAGCTGTTAATGTTGAGGATGCAGTAAATTCTCTCATTTCTGCAACTCCATTAACACCAATATTAGAAATGCCTATTCTACCTGAAGTTGCTGTTATTTTCTTCAAGGTTTGCACTTCGCCGTATACACTAATTGCTGGAGAGCTTGACAATGATTGTGTTATTATTTCTCCAACTTCTGGATGAAGATTAGCACTACACGTATATGTTAAAGTTGTTTGATATGCATATGTTTCTTGTACATCATCAATTGAATCAACACCAGTTTCAAAATCTTCGTCATTATATTCAAACAATTGACACTGCATTTTATATACAGGTAAATTACTTAATTGATAAAATGGTTGTTCGTGCTCTATAAATGTAATTTCAAAGAACTTGTTTGTCATTGGAAGGAATATTAAATCACCTTCTAACGGAGTTGTTTGATTACCAGTTTCATAGAAGCCTACAAACTTTTCCCATTGTCGCTTAGAAATAATAAATGTTGCATCATCCCGTATTTCTAAACCAAATTTCGAGTATAAATCTCCTGAACCTTCAAACCCTTCTGCATTTTCAATATATGCTTCAATCATATACGCATCATTAAAGCTTGATGCTCTATCTTCGCCTAATACGTTATTACGACTTATAATATTTCTAGGCAAGTAGTACACATCTTGGCCATAGATTCTTAACGCTTCTATAACTAAGTCTTCGTATACGTTCTGCTCTGACTTGACAGCCTGAGAGAAATAAACATTTCTCGCCATTATGTTATCCTATTAAGAAGTCTATTGGTAATTCCCAATTCAATCTAGCTTC